ATAGGCACTCGGAGCCGTTCTTTCAGATCGTCAAACCGTATGGTCTTGTTGACCCACCTCTTTGCCTGCCGGTTGTTGCCGTAGGCGATGTTCAGTTCACGCATTGTCGGTTACCTCCTCGCACGTAGTTGTAAAATATCTCAAACGGTAGTTCTTCCATTTGGCCCTGCGGATCTCCGCTTCCATGCCGGAAGAGATGTACTCTCCGAATACCCACACCTCGGAGCATTTGCTCATGAGGGCGTTTCCAAAAAACAGCCCCAGCTTACGCTCCTTTGGATCGGCGTCATTGAGGAACTGCGGAAACAGCAGATGGGGCGCAATGGGGATATATCCTGCGTCCACAGCGAAGCGGCTGTATCTCCGAGCGTTCTCCACGTTGGCGGTCACATTCCCGGCATAGGGTGAGCAGATGTAGACGATGGGGCGGAAAGCGCGGAGGGCGCGTTCTTCCTTTTCTATATTGGTGAGGGCTTCATAGGTGGTAGGGTCATAGTAGCCCTCGCTGTTGAATTTATTGATGCTCATAGGCGTTACCTCGTTAATCTTTCTTGTAAAAATCGGTCTCGTAGCCGTCGGCGCGAAGCTGC